TGACGCAACGATCAGTCCTGTAGCCGCAGGCGCTACTGTCATCACCATCACTGCATCGGCTCTTTCGGGTGTAGATGCTGTAAATGAGTTGGCAGGTAGCTACCTGATGACTATAGATGGTACTGGCGAATACTATAGCTACAAGATCAAGTCGCACGGCGTTGAGTCCAGCAATGCGGTGGAGTTTACTCTTTTTGATCCACTGCATACAGCAGTCGCAAGCGGAACGACTGATCTTCAGATCATTGCGCCAGCGTTTCGTAAGGTGATAACGTGCGCGGCAACCACCGATGCCAACTCTGATACGATGCCTGTTGGGGTTAGTTTTCGTGGTTTGACTTCAGCCTATTACGGCTGGATACAAACCAGCGGCATTGCTTGTGTTCGCTTTGACCTCAACAGTTTAACTGCAACAGATGTTCATGCAGGTAGGCCTGTGGTTCCTTCGGTGAATCACGGGGGGTCCGTGCAGCCTTCGCAGGCCGCAGCGGAAGGGACTGCCAATGATCTGAGCTACCAGGTTGGCACGTTGGCATACGGTGATGTTGTTGATAATCAGCAGTCGGCAGTGTATTTGAATCTGCCTGCTTAACATTTGTGAGTAGGGGGAATACTCCCCCTACTCATTTTACTACGAGGAAATCATGGCAAGACCACGAAAAAATCCTCTCCCTGTAGACGATGCTTCCCAAGACTTTTTACCCCCCCAGGAAGCAGTGGCTGTAATGGAGTCACCTGAAGAGCCTTCGATTGTTGACCTACTTGAACGTGCTTCCGAATCGCAGAAAGAGAAAATTCGGAAAGCGTTGAACGTATCGTCAGCTGTGAAGGCACCGCGCAAGCAGACCAATGCCGATGCAGCCCAGGTGCTGGCCGCGCATGGAGGTGGGACTTTTCAAAAGCCTGGTTTCGTTCCCGTGCCTCCACAGGGCGTGTCTGAAAAAGGTCCTGCTGCTATTGCTCATTGGTTAGAGCAATGGGAGGATGGACAAACCTTTTCGTCACGCTCAGCGGAACGTATGGGCGTAGATGCCGAAACACTGGCAGCTGTGGCAGTTGAGTGAAAGACCGTAGCGAACAGATTGTTACGGGCAGCGTGAATGCTGCTACAGTCTTCGGTGAGGCGGCTAATTTTGGTGCAGCTGATGTGGGCACATTGGACTTGTCTGACTCGTTCAGTGTGCCCACTCTGACCACCACACAAAGAGATGCGCTCACGGCATCCAATGGAATGCTGGTATATAACACCTCTACAAATAAATTCCAGGGGTATGAAGCAGGATCATGGACTAATCTGATATGACAGTTATAGAGTGCATCAAGACTGCCCTGGCAAGAGTAGGCATCTCCACTACGAATACAGATTTTCAAACCACTGCGCGGCTATACTTAAATGCGACCTTGCAACAGTTAGCAGGCGAAGCGACCTGGTGGTGGTTACATAAGACCGACTCCATACAATGCACCCGTGAGTTTACCCTCACCTCTGACACGGGCACCTTTACAGCCACTAGCACAGTGACAGGGCAGACCAGTGCGGCTACTGCCACGGTAGTGTCCTGGTCTGCTTCGACCAAGGTGCTGACCGTGAAAGATGAGTCAGGCACCTTCACTACCAGTGAAAGGGTGCAACAGTCAGGGTCGATCTACGGCACGCTCAGCAGCGTAGCGTCTACCAAGATTTACACGCTGGCATCAGACCTGGCCTACCCACTATCGTTTCGCAATAACTCGCAAGATTACGTCATGCACATCGATGGGTCTGAAGCGCTTGACCTGCGCGATCCCGATCAGTCGCAAACAGGTGAACCCTACTCTGTGACGATGGTGGGCTTAGACACAACGACAGGGTATCAGCAGGTGCAGCTGCATCCAGCCCCTGACGATTCAAATACCGACATCGACTATCGCTATTACGCCTATCTGCCTGACTACACCTCAGGCGATGACAGTGTAAATCTCAGCGTTAAAGTGCCAACGATTATACAGCCAGCCCTTTACTTCGGCACAGCACGCTTATACAAGCAGGAGAAAGGCGATTACGAAGGGGCAACCTTAGAGTTTGCCGAATACCAGCAGGTGGTCAACCGAGCGCTAAATGTCAATCGGCAAACCGATGGCAACAGGCGATATAGAATGCACCGTGTGGATAGCAGTCAGGTCTTCGCCTTTCAGCCAGTGGATGGGACCGTGGGCTAATGGCTTATCAAGGCGGCAGTGTAAAACTTGGACCTTGGACAGGGGGTGTGATCTATAATCGCCCTGCTGAGGATGTGGGTGCGGATGAATGCACTTCCATGAACAACTGTCGTATCAATGCTGCAGGAGCGGTAGAGAAGCGCAAGGGGTTTGCCTCTTATGAGGGGGTCGCTGCCATCACTGGCGCACCAACGATCACAGGGGTGCATGACTACGCCTACAACAGCACCAGCAACTACACGGTCATCACCGCAGGTGCGACGATCCAGTACTACAACAGTGGTTGGCAGGATATTACAGATACGGCAACGATCACCGCTGGCGATGACAATAATTTCGAATTTGTAACCACGGGTGAAAAAGACACAAATAAGAACAGGATGGTCGCAGTCAATGGAGTCAATCCACCTCTTGTATGGGCAGGAGCAAGTAATGTTGCTGTGTTGGGTCTGGATTCGCGCTTTACCTATGCGGCACACGTAGCGTGGTGGGACAACAGACTGTGGTTAGGCAATACCAACGCTCATCCTAATAGACTCTGGCGTAGCGACATTCTGGATATAGAAACATGGGGCGCTACCAACTTCTACAATGTGGGTGATGACATCACTGCGCTGGTTCCGATGCAGAATGCACTGGCGATACATACCAGAGATGGTATCCACACGCTTACACCCACAGGAAACTCCAGCATTCCCTTCCAGTTGCAACAGCGCACACAGGCAGGGACGATAGCACCCAGGGCTTGCCTGACGCTACCCAATGAGCGTCAGCTGTTTGTGCGTCCCGATGGCATCTATATGTGGTCTGGTGGGGATGAGATTCGCAAAATCAGTTATGCGTTAGACGATGGGTTTTGGCCCAATTTTAATAGCGCACGATTAGCTCATATTCATGCGGTTTATTATCCGAGCGTCAACGAGGTGTGGTTCTTTATTCCCTATGGTTCTGCCACTAAAATGAACTATGCCATCATTTACAATGAGCGCTTTGACATATGGATGGGACCCTATACGGGTTTCGAGCGAGGATGCTCTGCGTTGGTAGGGGGAACCCCTCACGCAGGGGGCTTCGATGGCAAACTTTACGACATGGTATCCACCAACGACAACGATGCAGGCAGTGCTATCTCTGCCAACTTTATCACAGGTGCCCCTGCCCCACAGGGTGGAGATGTGCGCCTTCGCTGGCTATACAGCCGCACCTACTTCGATGAGAGTGGCGATTACGATGTTACGGTGACTCAAGAATCGGGTGGTCTGACCAGCGTGACAGGCTTGCTCAACCTGGTAGGATCGGGGTTCACATTGGGCGTTGACAAGGTAGACATAGGCAAGTTAGGCAGTCTACGCATGGTAAGCGCAGACCTTGATATGAGTGGGTATGACCCCCAGAGCAGTCTACAGTTTACCAACAACAACAACAACGAAACTTTTAGAATTCGCCATACGCACCTGCAGTATCTGCCGATAGGACGTATGCGCAAACCCAAGGCAGGAGTCTCCTAATGGTAGATGTGGGCACGTTTGGTATCCCTGGTAACTTTGCAACGCCATACTATAATGCCAGTACCAAGAAATATGATATGCCTGGCCTGCGGAAATTTCTGCGTGGGCAGCTACCCCCTGACCGATACTCGTTTACTGATCCGCAGATAGATGACCTGATCAGCGGTGTAGGACTGCCTGGCAGTATTGATATGTATGACCTACAGGCAGGCTCAGGTGGGTCTACTGGTCAAGGTGGGTCTACTGGTCAAGGTGGGTCTACTGGTCAAGGTGACCGACGCGAAAAGGTAGTGGCGCTACCTAAGACACCTGTCCTATCCGATGATGTTGAAGCAGTTGTAGATGGTGGAGGTGATAGTCCACCACCCCCACCACCCAGCGCGGCTAATCAGTGGGGAACTGGTACCACTGCAGGTGGAACTACAGCATCGCCAGCAGCTGATGCTGTAATTGTAGGAGGTGTGCCAACTGACTCATCTAAGGCGTACTACGACCCTGACACAGGTGGTGTAGGTGGCACATTCTTTGGAAGCTATGGCACGCGAATTGACCCCATGACAGGGGCGGTTTTACCAGGCGGCTCGTTCACTGCGCCTTTGTATGATCCATCAGCAGCGTTCACTCAGCGCACAGGACCCGAAGGCGCAGCACTTGGCAGCTATAACGATCTATTCCCTGTCTACCTTTACGGAGGTGCCCCAAGTAGCGCACTGGTGGAATTAGATCGGTATGGGTTAGGGTTAGATTTTGTTCGGGCGAATCCAGCGCTATTGCAGCAGTGGTGGACCGATGTTTTCAAGCCAACCTACGGACGAATAGCGGCAGGCGGCGAAGGTTATGACGTTAATGCGCAGAAGAATGCCGAGTGGGCTAATCGATTAGGCAAAGCAGTTGAGTATGTAGCCAATCCCCTGACCCTATTGTTCGGTGCAGGGGGTGCAGGTCCTGTGGGCCAGGCTGCAATAGACGCTGCGAATTATAGCGCATTTGGTGGTGTAGACCCTGCGTCCATGCAGCTGGGCCTGCCCCTAATGCCCGATACCCTATTAGGGCAAATATTTGGTGGTGACACGGGTGGCTTGACTATCGCACCTGGAACAAGTGACGCAATCATTAATGCACTTGGGGATCTAATCGTTCCTTCTACTCAGTTCGGGGTGGACCCAACGGCAGACAAAGTAGTCCTGGATAAATTAGGTCAACTTATTGTAGGTGGGGATCAGTTTGATTTAGAGCCAGGAGTAAACCAAGCAGTCCTGGATAAATTAGGCCAACTCATTGTAGGTGGGGATCAGTTTGACTTAGAGCCAGGTATGGGTCAATCGTTAATAGATCGACTTGGCACAATGTTCGTTGGTCCAGAACAATTCAAATTGGGTACGGGGTTCAATGCTTCAGGACCTTACAGCGCCGAAGACAAGCTGCTCAACGATATAGGTATTATCAACGTAGGACCTGACCAATTCGATATTAATGATCCTGATGCAGTAGTCAAAAAGCTGAGAGGCTTAATCCCCACAATACAGATAGGACCTGAAGCGTTTGATCCTGCCAATGTAGCATTGACAGTCCAACGACTAAAGGACCTGATTCCCGATGTGCAGATCGACCCATCCCAATTCTCACCTACTGACATCAGCTTAACGCTCGACAAGCTACGAGAAGATATAGGTAGTATACAGGTGGGACCTGAGCAATTTGTGTTGGGCACGGACTACACGCCAAGCACAGGTGAGCGCACAGTCGAAGAGAAACTCTTAGCCGACATTGGCGTAGTGCAGGTCGCGCCTGGACAGTTTGAGCTAACCGACACTGACAAGGTGATTGGCAAGCTGCTGACCGACATAGGCCTAGTCCAGGTTGGTCCTAACCAATTTAAGTTGGGCGAAGACGCGCAAGGAACAACGCCAGAGCAGCAGCTGTTGTCGGACTTGGGCATCATTGAGGTGGGTCCTGACGGGTTCGTGCCTACAGACACGGCAGATATAAAATTAAAACTGTTGAACGACATTGGCATGATCCAGGTGGGCGTAGGCATGGAGGGACGTGCGCCTGGGTTTACTCTTGATCCAGCGGCAGCAGGCATCCTACGCGATGAACTGGTTAATGCAATTAATCCTATCGGCGCTGCTGACATCCAGGGATTAGAAGGATACGATCCAACCAATATCGCCAACGTATTGCGCAGTGACATCACCTCGCGTATCGATGCGATCAATCGGGGTGATGTTGGGTTGACCGATAGTGACATCGATCTCCTACTAAATCCTTTTGAGCAGCGTGTAGCGGCATTGCCTGACCAGTTTCAACAAGCTGCTGCTGATCCTATCAGTGATCTTATTTCAGGATTACGAGGTCAGCTTGATTATATAAAAGATTTAAAGTTAAAGATGACTTCCTTGAAAAAGGCACGAAGAAGGCAGGCAGTCTGCTGGACCTGCTATATGGCACAGGGGGTGCAGGCCGAGAAGGGGCAGGTATAGCCAACTTTGCAGTGCCTGCAGCACTCGACACAATAGAGTCGCGCCTGGGGTCGTTTGGTCCTGGCGGCACGGGCATCATGGGCAATGTGTCGGCACTGCAAGATGCACTGCAGAATATTGACCTGGATGCACTGCAAGCACCTGAAGGCTTAGATGCCTTAGTGGCTAATGTAGGGCAGTTAGGCGCAGACCTTCCTGGTGCAGAGCTTGGCCTTGGTGCGTTCCAGCAAGCCCTTGGAACTTTTAGTGCTGAAGATCAAGCGGTAATGGGCATGTTGCTGAACATGATTGGGCCAGAGGGCATCGCCAGCCTTAGCACACAGGAGTTGTCAGGCTTGATAGAGCGCTTTAGGGGCATGCAGGGAACAGCATTAACCGATGCGCTGAGCGGCTACTGGTCTGAGCCTGCAGGATACGAACCGTGGCTGGACGCTCTTAAGAAAGGCGTGCTAAGCACCTACGGTCCCATACCCGAAATGGAATGGGAAGGGTTATTGACTGAAATCGGCAGCGGCTTGTTGCCGAGTATCACAGAAGCGATAGGAAAGAACTTTTACGAACATGAACCTGCCTTTAAGAATGTCATTAGTCGCATAGATGAATTCGAAGATTTGTTCAAGGAGTATGAGGCAGCGCGTGGAGAAGGAACAGGAGAAGGAGGTGACGGTGTGCCAGGTGGATCAGACACGACAGGTAATTGGCTAAAAACACTACAGGATGCCCTGAAGCCAAAAGTGACAGACCAAAAAGACCTGACAGCAGAATACCTGACAGCTGAACCAGTGACGGCTAGCCTGCTGGCAGACTTAGGCGATACTCAAACCAAACAAGATGAAGAGTTGTTAGAGCAGCTGCAGCGCTACGGTGTGGTGCAGAGTGGCGATACAGTAGAGGCGATACCTGAACTGGATTCGTTGCAACGTAGAGAACGTATGGGCGTGTTGTCGGATGCAGCGCAGCGCATACAAACTGACCGTGATGCAGCGATGCAGCAGGGTCTTGACCTGGGCAAGACGATCACCACACGCGACCTGGGCCTGGGCGAGTTGCGTGGATTAATCGATGGTCAACAGACGTTGGGTGGTAGGCAAGCAGACCTGGATATAATAAGTGCAGTTATTGCAGCCCTTGATCCTAACCTAAAGATAACGGGTGACAAGGATGAGTTGGCAGTGTTGTTACTTCAACTCCTTCAAAATGTTCCAGGGGGCAAAGACGCAGAATGGATAGCAAACTTTAAAAACATGGTAATGGGAGATTAGTCATGCCAATAGGACAATTAGCTGCACTCGCAGGGGCACAGGGGGTCAAATATCTCCTGGACCAACGTGCAAAAGGACAGCAAGAGCGCGAACAGGCACGCCTGGATGCAATGGCAAAGCTACAGGGCGGCTTGTCAGGGCAACCGCAACGACCAGGTATGGCAGGTCCTCCTGGGGGTATGTTGGGCGCAGGCCAGCAAATGATGAACGACCCACGTATGGAAAAGATGATACAGGATATGCTCTTCAAGTACTTGTTTCAAGGTGGACAAGCGCCAGGCGCTCAGATGCCCAACCCACAAGGCATGATGCAGAACATCAGAGGCTAAGTAATGCCAGCATATGATACAAAATGGACCCCTTGGATGAAGCGCTTAAATGCGCTACGTCAAACCAATCCAGAGGCAGTGGCTGAGATTGAGCGTAGGGGTGATGAAATATTTAACAGTTACAGTGGCGATGAAATAGAACGACAAGATCGGTTGACATCGCGTGCCCGTGCGATGGAACAAGCCATGCAGGAATACGAACGCACGGCAGGCACTACGGACACTGTGGCGTTTGCTGATCTGCCTGAAGAGGACCCCCTGGCAGGCTTGCCTGAGCTTACACCTGATCCTGAGCCAAGTCTGGAAACCGAGATCATCCCTGAAGATGAAAGGGATCAGTACCCAAGGGTGCAGGATATACCGAAACGTCCCACTACGCCCATTGCAGAAGCAGCTGCTCAGGACACACTTGAAGACGTTGAGCCATTGCCATTGGATCAGGCAGGTATAGCCGAGATGGAGAACCCCACCATGCTACAGCGCTTAGGGCGCTTTGCAGGGAGTGATAAGGGCTTGTCTGTGTTAAGCGCCTTGGCAAGAGGTGGACAAGCCTACATGGGCGGCAGGGCACAGTCTGAGGCAAACAAACAGGGCAGGGAGTCTCAAGCCAGGGCGAACCTGATCAATGCGCTCAGTAGTCGCGCAGGAGCAAGGGGCGTTACCGAGAAACCAAAGATGGGTAAGTTAGGCAACCTGTTTGGCACCTTAGCTGACATTGGTGGTGGCTTGCGTGAAGAGAGGACGTTGGAGCGCGAGAGAGACTTGAAGGAGCGCAAGTTCACAAGCGAAGAAGAGGCAAGGGGCGCTACGGATCAATATCGGCAGAATGTGCTTGAAGGTCAGCAAGCCGATAGGGCAGCTACTGCAGACTATCGGGGCAGGCAACTGACGATTGCCGAAGAGGGGAGAGAGTATCAACGACAGTTGGCAGAGCTAAAGCGCGACGAACTAAAGGAAAATCGTGAGTATAGGCGAGGTTTAGATGCCCAATCTGAGATGCAACGACAGGCAGGCAATTTCGCTAAACTTGCAGACGCAGCAGCATACGCAGGTTTGTTTGATACGTTTGATGAGTTCCTTGAGGCGCACCCCGAAGTGCGCCTATCCTACGACAAAATGGACTTGGACAATCAAGCGGTAATTGAGGGACAGTTTGGTATTGGGCAAAATAGAGCCAACAAAGATGGAGCCTCTAGTAGGCGCAGAGAGGCGGCAGATGCTGCAAGGAATTTAAGTAAGTTGGCAGAGGCAAGTGCTTATAACGGAGATGCAGCTACGTTACAAGAACTCTTGGCAGGCAGGCCTGAATTTAGTGAAATATTTAATGAGATGACTGCAGCAGACCGAGCGCTAGTGGAAGCATTGTTCCAAACGGGCTTAGGTAAGCGCGAAAAAGAATATGGGAGCAAGGTTTCCAAGTTGGACGTAGGTGAATTGACAGCTTCTATTGAAGTGATGAAAACATTCTACGATGCGATAGAAGACCCACAAAGTTGGTGGGCTGCAAAAATAGTGGAAGGCGATCCTGAAAAACCACCAAGCTATGTAACTAAATTTTTGTTTAAGGACGAAACAACCTACACCGACCTGCGCAATGGGTTAGCACTTAACCTTGCTTCTGCGTTTAACCGTGGCAAGCCCACCGATAAGGACTATGCTGTCGCATTGCGGATGTTGCCGCAGATAGGTGATCCAGAACCAATGGTAGAAGCTAAGTGGACTGCTTTGCGATACCTGATCGACATGAAGCAACAAGCACAGATGGCAGGTTGGCGGCAAGATGAGAAAAAAGAATTCCTATCGGAAATTGTGAAGTTTGATAGCAGAAATTCACCCAATATAGACTACAC